CATGATTGCTTCCTGAATGACCTCCTCCTTTAACGTAGGTGATTCATGGCACCGCTTCGTCCCATGCTCCAGACGGTTGATACAGCGCCACACGATTACCTTCTTCCCATTTTTTGCCCAGGTTGTCCTGCGGTAATGGGCTCCGCATTCATTGCACACCATGATTCCGGTCAGTGCATATTTAGAACTGTACACCCCCTGGGCTGTCTTCCCTTTCCTGGTTCCGGCTTTTTTTAACGAGGAGCGTCGGGCAATCTCCTCCTGTATCTTGTAATAGACGGTCTTCGGGATGACTGCCTCATGATGATTCTTCACATAATACTGCTTCTGCTGGCCCGAGTTCTTCACCCTCCGTTTGGTCAGGTAGTCTGCCGTGAACGTCTTTTGTAACAGCACATCTCCCATGATTTTTTCATTGGTCAGTATGTTGTAGATGGTACCCGTACTCCATGTTTTCTTACCGGTAGTGGTTTCTATCCCTGCGTCCTCCAGTCTGTGCTTGATTCGTTCCAGGCTGTCCCCGTCCAGAAACCACCGGGCCATGTTTCGGATAACAGCCGCTTCCTCCTCCACGATGCACATCTCTCCGGTTGGCGCCTTCCTGAATCCATAGCTTCTCTGTCTTGTGGATTCCCCCTTTTCAAACTTTCTCGCATACCCCCACTTGACGTTGGTGCTGATGGCACGGCTCTCCTCCTGTGCCTGGCTGCTCAAGATGGTCAGTATCATTTCGGTTGAGTCATCCAGGGTGTTGAGGTTTTCCTTCTCGAAGTACACGGCCACGTTCTTTTCCTTGAGCTTTCTCACCCAGGAGATGCAGTCCACCGTATTCCTGGCAAACCGGCTGATGGATTTCGTAATGACCATGTCCACCTTCCCCTTCAGACACTGGTCCATCAGCTGGTTAAAATCATCCCTGCGAAAGGTATTGGTCGCGCTGCGTCCATCGTCTGCGAAGACACCGGCGAATATCCAGTTGGGATTCTGCATGATGTGCCTGGTATAATATTCAATCTGTATGTCGTAACTGGACTGCTGCTGTTCCAGCTCCGTGCTGACACGGCAGTATGCCGCTACCCGCAGCTTCCGAATTTCCCCGGCCGACTCATCCGTCGGGTTCCAGGTTGCCGGGATGACCTCCACGATTCGTTCCGCCCTTGGCACATAATCCCTCCTTTCCATCTGCCGCCTTAGTCCGGCTCTCCCGTTTCTTCCGGCCGTTTTCTTCCAATCTGGTCTGTACTTGTGTAAACAGTTCCCGTGTCACCAGAGCGGGAAATTTCTTATCCCCAAGGTAAACAGGGTTGGTAAGGATATTTCGGATGCAGCTGTGGCTCCATGCCGGCCTTCCTTTCTGGTTGGGTATGGACTGGCTCTCCAACTCGTTTGCCAATGCTGTCAGTGACATCCCCTTCGCGTAGGATTGGAATACCATCTGGACGATTGGGCTGTATTGTTCATGAGTGATTGGCACTTCCTGTCCATCCAGCCAGTATCCGAAGGGGACGCAGTAACGTATGTTTTTCGTTTTCTTATCTTTTGTTTTTATTTCTGGATATTGAAGTACTATCGCATTGTTTATTAGCTCAAACCGCAGGCTTCCGTCCGGCTGGACCTCTACCCTCTTGATGATTTTGAATATGGACGAATCAATCGCTTCTGCCTGGAAGGAACCATCCAATCCCCGAAGGTAATCCTCTATCTGATAGGTCAAGTCTGTCAGTTTGATCTCCTGGTATCGCTTGGCAGCAATCTGAAAATATAGCTGCTCCATCCTTTCATCGTCTTTATTGCATTTGTTCCAGCACACATTTAATTCAGATTCCATGCGCTGTCTTTCTTTGATGATTCCGGTCAGTATCTTTTTCGTTTCCTCATGATACAGGGCCGGCTCTGTTTTCATCCGCACAAGAGCTTGTAAGAACAGTCCATCCAGTTGCTTCTCTGTCAAGATGGGCATCTTACATGGTTCCTTCGTGGCCGGGTCGTAATGCCTGCATTTCCAATACCGGACTTTTCTCCTGTCCTCCTTGCCACTCTGCTTATAGATGGAATATCCCCCGCCGCAGCTGCTGCATATCAACCGGCCTGTATACATGGATGTTCTCTGGATGGAGCTGGATGAATGACGCTGGTTCCATAAGTCCCGGGAGCGTTTCAGGCACTTTTGTACCCGTTCAAACTGCTCGTCTTCAATCATTCTCGGGTACGGTTCCACTCCCAGATAGTCCTTGTTACGCAAGATTTTTCGGATAAGGGCTGGTGTCCAGGACGGTTTCCCACGGGTGGATGGTACCTTCTTGTCCTTTAGCATCCCTGCTATCTTTTTAATGGATGCGCCTCCGTCATAAGCATCAAAGATAAGGTGTACAGCTTCACTCTGCCCTGAATCCAGTCTCATGTCTCCGTCAACCAGGCGGTACCCATAGGTGATATAGTTATTCATATGGCATCCCTCCTGTCATATGACCGGCTCATGTAGGATAAGTCCGCACCGCAGATGGAAGCCCAGCTCCCTTCCTTTTCCCACCGATACTTCCCGAACCAGGAGGATGAACTGGTCATCGTCGAATGCCTGCATCTTCCCAGCATATCCCTGAAGCTGGTGAAGGGTGGACTGCAATCCTGTGATTGTATCCTGGTAGGCACCTCTACTGTGCAGCTGTTTTTCCTCTGACCTACATCTGCTTAGCTTCCGTTCAATCTTCCGGCTCTCCTCAAAATAAAGAGCAGAGTCGATACACTCATTTGCTTTTAACTGCCTGAGTATATGTCTCTGCTCTTTTAGTTCCAGTTTCTTTTGATTTAACGCTGCTGATTCCTCATGGAGACCATTGGCCTCCTGTATCATCTTTACCCCTTGTATGATTGGACCAAACAGCTCATCTGCATGTCCCACGAGAGTATTAAAAGCATTCACAAACGTGTTTTTTATATCCTCTTCCCATATCTCATTGGTATAGTACTGGCATGCCTCTGACCGGTGGCCCGGACATCTCCACTTGATGGACACTCCCTTTCGTCTCTGCTCCTTCTTTCGGATGAAGGCTCTCCCGCATTCCCCGCATACCACTTTCCCGCTTAGGATATAGGCTCCCTCGTTTCCACATGATTTCATCCTGGCCCGATGGCCAAGACGGTGCTCCTTTATCTGTTGTAACCGCATCTGTTCATCCCTGCTCAGGATACCCTCATGGTCATTCCTTATAAAATACTGTGGCTTCTTCCCACAGTTTTTCTCTGTCCGGTACGGCACCGTCCCAGTCGAATAGGTCTTCTGGTGAATACAATCACCCACTGTTTTCTCGTTGAACAGGATCCGAAGGACTGCCTCGGAAGACCAGAGCCCGCCATAAGGCGCCGGTACTCGGTTTCCATTCAGGTATTTGGCTATCCTCACCCCGCTCATCCCATTCATGTACATGCTGGCCATCCTGCGGACCCATGCTGCCTCATCCTCCTTGACAGCCAGTTCCTTCTCTTCATCCTTATCGTAGCCATACGGCCGTCTGCTTATCACGAATGTACCATGCCGGAATCGGTTCACCGCTGACCAGTGGACGTTTTGGGATATGTTCTCTGACTCCTGCTGTGCAACCGCACCGTATACGGTCAGGATTCCCTCGCTCTCCTCCGTCATGGTATTCAGGCGTTCCTTCTCGAAATACACACTTACCCCTATTTCCTTCAGATGGCGGACCGTGGATAAGGTGTCCACTGTGTTCCTGGCAAACCGGGTGATTGATTTGGTTAGTATGAGGTCTATCCTTCCTTTTTCGCACTCCTCCAGCATCCGTTGGAAGTCCTCCCTCCCCCATCGGCTGGTTCCGCTTATTCCCTCGTCCGCATATATCCCGCAGAATTCCCAGGCCGGATTTTTCTGGATAAGTCCTCTATAATACTCCATCTGTGTGTCGTAAGAGTGATACTGGCCATCGTCATCCGTGCTCACACGGCAGTATGCACACACCCGTATACTCCGTATCTGGTATCCTGTACGCTCTGGTATGGTCTTTGGGATGCATAATACTTCTGCCACTTGCTACGCCTCCTTTCCTCCGTTTTCAACAAGATACATTACCACACTTCCTGCACCATATCAAGTATCAGTTCTTCGAATTTTCATATTTTCATACAACATGTTGGGAACATATCCTCTGGTACTTCCGAAGGACCATGTCATACATGACCGGGTCAATCAGCCTTTGGCACAGCAGCTCATCCAGTATCTTCTGTACTTCCCTGAATCGCAGGTATTGAAGCAGCTCCATTGTTTCCATCGTTCCTCCGGGAATACGCTATTTCCACCTCACGGATTTCCTCATGTGTATCGCTCCTGGAGCCGTTATGGGAATGCCCATCTGTAACACGTTCATCCATCCTGGCCTCGTTCCATCCCACATCCATGCAGCCATCCCGGAAGAACGGCTGCATGATCTGGCATCGAACCCACCTTCTCTCTGTTTCTTATTTGTGCTTCTATTTGACACTACTCCCCGAAGCTTGTCCAGAAGGATACCTGGACAGAGCAGTCAGTCCGCCTGCCTGCAGTGCACAGGCATCATAGGAATTCCACCTCCTCCGGGTTCTCCGGGGGCCGCCCTCATTGCGTGGTCCCCGGCCAAGGGGGCTGTGACTGGACGGAAGTATCATTGTCAGCTGTCCGGGATTATGGCGATTCAACCCTGCTTATGATTGATTGGGAGTCGGGTGTGTGCCGCTCTTGCCTTAAGATGTAACACACATTCATGGACAGGACCATGTCCTGCAGGCAGTCATCGCGCACCCCTCACGTCGCTTTCGTTCCTCACGACCGGACAGCCAATGTAACGGATTGGCTGGATATGAAGTTGTCAATGTACGACGGACGGCTTACTCCCGTCCTTTTATTCAGGCCTGTATGAATCATTTTTTCTTTTGTGGATTATCATATATCCGGTCTCCCACTTAAGGGATGGACCGGTTATACCCCATTCTCTCCTTCCATTTCCATTCCGGGTTTTCAAAAAATACCCCTCTACTATTTAAAAGCCGAAAAACAGACCTACTGATAACCAACTTACTTACAAA